CTGGTATTGTCATTCAGCCCTCCGTTAGCAGTTGCGCTTAATTCTTCCTGAACATCGAAATCATCGCCTAGTACCTCGCCATCTGCAAGTTGTTGCAATAATGTTTCTTGCGTGATGGTGCCGGCGGTATAAAGCTGTAGTAATGCTTGGATCTCAGCAGGTTCTAGCCTTGCGCCAATAAAATCGCGATTTACCAAGCAACTGCCAGCCGCTTCACTGGTGCCGAGATATTCAGCATGGAAGCGTAAGCAGTTATCAATCATGTCTTGCACGTTTTGGGCTAAAACCATCATCGTTGAATCGCCTTGGCTGCGGTCAATACGCTTTGCTTCTGCTGTTTCCGCGCTGAGTTTTTGCCCTAATACTGCCGATAGGCCAAGCTCATTAATCTGTCCCGCAAGCTGCTCTAGCCGCTTGAATTGGTACTCAAAACTTGCACCACCTGGCTCTATAAATTCCGCCCTTCCATTTTCGGGAAAGGCTATAGCCTCTCCTGGGCCTGCTGATACTTCTTCTGCTGCTGAGGGGAAGCCAAAGAATGCCAACATCGGCACTGCTGATATATGTAGCTGGTTGTCAAGGTCAGATTGTATTTGATAGGTTTTAAGGTTTAGCTCTGCAATATCTTCTAATGGTGGCCTTGACTCTAAATAACCAACGCGGTTGCTGTATGCAACGCTAAACGGTATATCGCTAAGGCTTGTATTACCTTCTTCTACAATTTTAAACTCGCTATTATCTTGCTTTTGATGTAGCTCATATGCGCCTGGTGTTAAGACGCGAACCTGCTGCACTGCCTTCTCACCGTAATCGCCATCAGGCACAATCACCGATTCCAGCAATCGCAACATTGTAAGTTGCTGCTGCCCGTCTTTTGCTTCAGTGCGCCAACCTAATATTTGCCGTGGTGTGTAGGTACACCAGTACGGCCTGCCGCCATCTGATGGTGCATCAACTAGTGTCCCAATGTGGCCGTAACGCACTAACTTACGTGCAGTTTCATATGTCCAGACGTTAAGGTCATTTCCTTGCATATCTACATCGAATAGTTGTTCACGTATGTTGTCGCTGGTATCATTTAACCTAACGGGCTTACGTGTTAACATCCCTGCCAACATCCGCTCTAAGCGTTGATAGTACGGCGGGCATACGCTACGTGCTAGGCGATTATCATACGACTCATCCTGTTCGCGTGGTTCCTGCGGCAGATAGCGGCGGTGCCTGCGCCTCATCCCGTAGGTGCCGCCCATCAAATCTTCAATCAGCATCCAATGCGGCTCTTGCGCATACCATGCAGTATTTGGATCCTGCACCTTCGTGACCTTACGGTCAGCAGTAGGCCGGTCGTAGAAAGAAAAACCTGAATACATGCAACCGGCCTTTGGTTAATAGATTCTAATGCCTGTACCGCGCCCAGCCCCGGCATGTAGCGGGTTGAACTCACGCCATACTAGATAGCCCAATGCGTCTGTCATGTGGTCGTGCCCGCCTTCCTTATCTGGTGCGCCGTTATCGTTATAGCATTGTAACTCTAAACATTCAATCATGCGTTTGCAGGTGCTGCTGACTTGCAACCGGTGCTCCCCTTTACCGTTTTCAAGTAACCCTTGCACTGCTGCAACACGATCACGCACAGGCGGATTGGCTTTAGGCGATTGGTTGCTGATGCCATATTGCTCCAATATCTGAATATCGGTTTGCGTTGCATTGGTAGAACGATTACCGCCGCTGGCGTCTGGGTAGCCATAAAGCCGATGGCCTGGATATCGCCTGCGGATTTCAGCGCCTAACGCATCAGTATCATGCGCACCCGATATCTCATCAATGATTACTAACCCTTTACCGCTACGAATACCAATAACCGCCGACATATTGCCAATGTTAAAGTCAACGCCAATACGTAATGGTTCTTCACTGTAATCTGGCAATTGCGTTACTACATGTTTGGCTCTATCAAACCTGTCGTAAACAGTGCCAGTCGTAAGGTTAATAAACTCACCATCAAGATAAGCACGTAATAAGTTTGGGTCATAGTTTGCCTGCAACCGTTCGATGAAATCAGGCGGTAAGTGCGGATTATCAGCAGTGCGCATCTTGATCAGCTTTCGATCAGTACGTGATAATGCGTCCTCACTGGCAAAGGTATTAAACATCCAGCGGAATCCCTCGGGTGTGGACGCCACCGCAAATTGCCGGGTATTACCAGCACGTAATCGGCCAAGGATTTTAGGGAATGCCTTGTTAGCAATGGCTGGCATCACTGTGTCCAATTCATCGCAAAGGCACCATGCGGCATTGATGCCAATGCAACGTTGCCAATTCTCAAAACTACGACACAAGATCTTGGTATCACCTAATGGTAAATGCAACACGTATTCAGGTAATGGGCTAGCGCGGAAACTGTACGGGATGCCATACGTCTCTAGGAAATCATCAAAATCTTCTTGCCAAATATCCCGAATTAGCGGCCCAGTCGGCTCCATCACTAACCCAATAAAGCCTTGGTTAGCTGCTGCAAGATGTACCGCTTTCGCACACAGCGCTCGGGTTTTACCAGCGCCATAGCCTGCTGATACGCCAAGGATTTGGGTTGTATGGTCATTTACAAAATCAAGCTGGCCTGGATGCAAATCAGCTTTGATTTGTCTTAATGTATCAGGTAAATCAAATGTTTCAATAAATGTTTGGTTTAATTCAATTTGTGCTAGTCGTTTAAGAATCTTCGACATCGACTAACTGCTCACCTGTTTTTGATTGTATTCGCAATAATAAATTACGTTCCTGTTCTGGTGATAGCTCAGATTCTGCTAATGCCTGCACTGCCAATTCAACCCCTTCCTGTCTAGCGCGAACGATTGCAGCATTGTCACTGTAATGTTTACGAAATGCAGGCGAATGCGTGAGCATCCACTGTGCATCTTTGGTGCTGCCTTCATCTGCTGCCTTTGCAATAATATTAGCCAGCCGCATTCCACCTTTAGCGCGACCTTCATCAATAGCTTGCAAAAGCAGAATTTCTAGCTGTGTGCCTTTGTCTGTTTTTGCGTTAGCGATCCATTCGTTAATTGCTCGATATGAGACGCCAACAGCGGCTGAGATGTGCTCTAACGGCCCGCCAAATTCAGATAAAATACGCACCTTTTCTATAAGTTCATAATTGAGCTTATAGTGTTTGCGCATTAAATTAGCCATTAGTTCCTAACTTGAAAAGTTGAGCTATTTGAATTTATTGTAACCGGTCAGCCGATACTGCACGCGCCATTGCCTTGGGCGGGTTCCACGTGGAATGCTTCATCTAATAAATCTATGACGGTTTGGTAAGCAGCAATCAAATCAATCAGCTCAGCAGCATCCAGCGGCTCGCCATCATCTTGCGCGTTATCCCGCACGGCAGCGGCCACGGCGGCTGCTTCCCCCATCAAATGGTGCAGACGTTCAATCACTGGTGCTTGTTTGACTGAGGGCATTGTGGAGGCGCTGATAACGGTGTGATGGTAGTTCGCTGTGGTCAATTGGGCAAGGGTTTGGTTTCTTACGCTTCTTACGGTCTCTTACGGTAAGCGTAAGACTGAGATCACCCGCCAGCACAGTGATTTTCCTCTTTCTTACGTTTCTTACGGTAAAAAAGGTATATAGATAGACTAGAGAAGCAAAAAAATAAAAGGTGTTTCATTTTATTTTTTTTATTTTCTATTTATAGAGAGCTATACCTTAAAAAGCGTAAGAAGCGTAAGAAGCGTAAGAAATGAGTGGTGGCAAGGGTTTTCAGTCTTACGGTCTCTTACGTTTCTTACGCTTGTATGGCTTCTAACGGTATTTTGACGGCACGACCTGACATGCCAGAGCCTTTGAAATAAATTACGCCAGCTTTTACAGCGTTAGGAATACGAGCCAAAATCACGGACCAACAATTTGCCCAAGCCGTATCACGCAAGATATTGCCGATTGCGTCGGCAGTATTTGACACGTAGATGGCGGCCTCCTCGGCTTTGATGCCATTACGCCCAAGCACTGCCTGTGCCTCGTTGGCGCCGACGTGGATGTCGGTTGCATGGTTCAGCGCAATATCTATCAGCTCGCCAATGGTACGGGTTACGGCCTTGTCACCTTCAACGCGGAATTGATGCTGGAGGATCTTTTGAAGGCAACGCTTTTCATCTGATATTTCAACTGATTGGCTGTAAGACTCCCAGTTGTTTTGCTCAATTAATTTCCATGCTTGATCGCGGGTTACAACTTCAGAAGATTGTAACGACCATGCACCAGCAAGTAAGGTGCCATATTGATCACCAAGCCGTTGGCTGTCAAATACTTCAGCGGCGGCACGGGTAAAGGTCGCAATTGATTGGCGTATGATTGGTATTAATGCAATTGTACGCGCTTGTAACCGACGGCCAAGTGCATCGCTTATGTATTTATCAAGGTCGCGGTCTAATGATTCCCAATGAGCTAAACGTTCAGCTTTTGGTATCTCATTGTGGCTGCGTAATGTTAATTGTGCAAATCTCGATTTATCAGCTCCTTGCTTTAATGCGGTGGCAATGGATGACATCATAAACATGCTGCGAATGGTGTAACGCTGGGTATCACCTTCTGGGCTGCCTTTAAGTGTATGCGCTCTTGATTCACTAGATGCGACACGCGCAAGGCCAAGTATTGCTTGCATACGTGCTTGATCGTTGCGTTCGTTGGATTCGGCTTCATCAAATACAACAGGCAAGGCATCAGCACGTAAGGCTTGACGGATACCAGGTTCAGTTGTGTTACCGGTAACGATTAAACCCATATCGCCTAATAGAGGCGTTACATAACGCGCAAGCACTGCTGACTTACCAGAGCCAGCGGATGCTGTCAGCCATACATGGGGGCGCCAATCCAATGCACCGCAGATGGGGCCTAGCACTACCCAACCGGCAAGCAGTAGGCCAGATGCAGGCACTTCCCAGTGGAAGCGTTCTGCTAATTCAGCAATTGAAAAGGCTTCATTATCGGTTAATGGCTCGGCACCAGCGCAGCCACGTAAGGCGCTAAGGCGTTGATATAGGTACGGGCTGCCGTTGATCCCATCACGTATGGGCCGATTTATGCCATTAACAACTAATTTATCGCCGAGGTGTAGGACAGATTGCTTTTGATCCCACCATGCGCCACGGCCACGGATGCGATCAGGGGAGTAAACTCCAATATCAGCCTGGCGTGCAAATAGGCTAGATGCGGCGGCGGTCCAGTTTACACCAACTTTTGATGGGTATAACGATTCCCAATAAGGCAACGGTGCTAGTGCTACTAGGTTTACACCTGAGTGAGCTGAACGCGAAAGGCGTGTGACCTGGCCGGTGCTATGGGGTTGGTAATAGTAAGCATCAGCATCAAACCCGAGGCATAAAAATGATTCATCGGCTTTCGGTAAAGGTGGCGGCTCTAGTGCAGGTTCCGGTA